CCAAATTACACCAGTGTCAGCAGGAGAACTGCTTTGAGCGTCAGCAGAGACATCAAGCGCTCCTGCAGCAAAAAAAGGCACTCTTGCGGTCACATCATGATAGGTTTTGTACTGAGAAATGTTTGTTTTTTTTGCCAGGTTGCCCTGAAGCTCTGCAAGCAATGCGCCATCGTTTGACCGAGCCACTGGTCCGTTACAAAACGTGCTGTTTCGTATTCTTCTCAAAATTGGGTTGCCCATAGCTATCTCCTACGCCGCTGATGATGACTTCATGCGCACATTAACAGCAACAAATACGGGGTAATCGGCCCAGGTTGCGTCATTATAAACAGCCGAACCAACACTTGCTTCCACTTTTACTCGATGAAATGACTGTCCAGTATTGTACGACACGCCGGAAAGATCTACTTTCTTTAACAAAGACAGCCCCCCTGCATCTGCGCTATCCAAGATCACAGAACCAACATCAGAGTATGTGCCTGCGACCGAAGCAGACCGTTGCAAAGTAACAGTTACTGTGTCTGGCTGGTGCCCCGTTTGGTTGTCTGCTCTGACAGCATATGCAGACATATCTAAATAAGCATCGTCAGATAAATTAGGGTGCTGATTCCAAAACAAAAAGAACTCAACAGTTCTGTTGCTTAAATACTGAGCGTAAGTGCCAGGAAGAACCGCTATGCCTTTTTTTAAGACACCTGTTGCCGCGTAAACGCGCAACCCTTTGAATTGAGCAACATTTGTTGTGTTCAGCAATCCACTCATTGAAGCAGCTATGTTTCTGTCGTTCTGCTCCACAACAGACGCATCGTTAGTTGCTGATAAAGCTGGATCTGTAAGTGTAGGTATGCTCATGTTGTCTCCGTCAATGCGGCCACATTTCCAGCAACGTGATTGCTAAGGCCTCCCGGCGATGAAAAAGTTTGCGCCGAGCCAGTGTTGTGAAAACTAATGCCACTGTTGCACACATTTCCTGTCACTGCTGTTGCTGAAACGCTTGACCCCATGCTTACAGACAACACTGTGTCTGGAGTCATTACGATTTGATTCGCCGTTATTCTATTGAACCGCGCCTCTCCCTGCACGTCAATTCCTATTGTGCTTGCACTAACAGAGTTAAACGCATAGGTATGGTTGTCTCCCCCGCTATTGTTTATCCCTCTTGAAAACCCCGACATAACACACTCGGAAACAACAAGGTTCGTTCTATCTGTCACTCCTATGCAATCAACATCCGTTAAAGAAGTGTCGTCCTCAAAATATATATTTTTTAGAACAACATTGTCGGCTTCAACTGATACCATTGGCCCAGAAGTTAAACCCTCACCTCTTTTAATTTTTGTTCCAAGAGGATGGCCTATAATTGAGCAACTTTTTGTAATAACTAAAGGACTGCTGTAGGTCCAAACATCTGGAGCAAGCTGTATGGTTTGACCTTCTTCGATGCCTGCAATAACGGTTGCAACACTTTCGTTCGATCGCACTTCCATTTTGCCAGCTAACCTTTCGTGCAAGGCGTCTGTAGTAATAAATTGAAATTGATTAAAACCGCCTTGAACGTGAGGCATAAAACCCGATGCAAAACTCAAAGGACTATGAAACTTTTTCATGTTATGTCTCTCCTTGGGTTAAGCTCTACATCAAATCCATGAATCTCGAGAAAGTCTTTGTCTGAGTTTAAGGTTTCGCTAAAGCCAACCCTTACAGTGTGCCCAGTAATAACAGATTTTATTCCATATCTTGCCTTCCAAACATCTCGACCGGCCCAATTAAAATTATCCCATGTGCCTTTGCCCCAATAATGATCTGGTGTTTTTGGGTTGGGAGGCCCAGTGTCTGGAGATCCATCAAGATAGCCTTTAGCAGACAGGGCTGTGCTGTTTTGATCAAACGCTCTTTCTGTCTCTAAGTAAAATTGAACCTTATCTGCGTCCTCTTGATACCCCACGGCCCTTTGCCGCACCCTAAGCGTTCTTACGCTAGTCGTAAGGTTTGATGCAGCCTCAAGGCGTGGCGACATCCAAAACCATTTTACGCTTGAATCGTTCGAGTCTCTTTCATCTGTTATTTTACCTTCTGCATCTCTTACTTCGCCACCAGGGTCCTCTTGCATTACAGCAATCTTATCAACGGTGTCTGCTCCCCATATGCAAAGCTGCCCGTCCTCATTGCCAAACATTAAATACTGATTTGACCCCTCCAAAACTGACGAGTATGCCGTTGGATAAAAGCTGCTTGTGGTGGTTGGCGCCCACATATCCCACGTTCCACTCCCTGGGTAAAAAACTACAGTTAAGTTGTTAGATTTTGCTGGCAACGCGCTATAACTATCTCCAGAGTTAATCCATGTTCTAAAACCGAGCATAGGAATGCTCCACATAAATGCGCCCCTTGCAAAATCAAAGCCACCGCACGCTTGCCACAGTGATGCCTTGTTTACGCAAAGTGGAAATTGAAACTCTGACGCAAGGGGACCAAGCTCCTTCATTGGAGTTTCTCTCCATCCCTCCAGCCTAAACATGTCGCCAATGTCGTCTGATATCTTCTGTATTCTTCCGCCTGAATACATGTACCAGCCGTTATGAGACAGCCAACATGTCATTCCTTGGCCATGCACAATAGTTCTCTGGCTAACGCAGCCAACGCCTTGAGCTACTGTAGATATTTGCATGGCTTGCTCATGAAAGCCACGCACAACATTGACTGTTTGTTCAGTAAAAACAAGAAGTTCGCTTTCTGTTGAGGCAAGGCCAGTTATCTTCTGACCCTTTGGGGCAGCTAAAAGATTGGTAGATTTCCAAACCGTTGGGTCATCAAAGTCGCTAAAAACCAATGCGTTCATCGGCAATGTGACGGCTGCCCTGCTTTGATCAATTACGGATTCAGGAATAAGGTTTTGGTCTGACGGGATATTGGTTGTTACATTTAGGGCTTTATCTCCCCTAAATCCTGCAATAAAAAGTCTGCGCCCATGCGCCTCGCATATACTACCATCTGGTACAGATTCAAAATAAGGAAAAATTGCCGCGCTACTTATTGTGGAGGTTCTAACCTTAGTTAGATCTTGCGCTTTTGTGTCGTATTTGTACATCGTTCCCTTTGGGAACAAAATGTACGTTTCGCTCATAAAATCTACAAACCTCGGAAACTCATACGGGCCAGGCACAACGTCATAAGGAAATTGATCTATAGTATAATTCGTTATGTCAGACCCATCGCTTGCAATTACGCGCAGCTTCATTGATCCCCACTTACTTGATGCCCCTGCAGCAAAGTAAACAGCGAGTATTTGAGCTTGACCGTCATAGTCATTTACAGCATGAACGCCAAGTAGTCTTTCGTTAGGTCTCTGGTTTATTACTTTATACCCAGGTCTGCTCCGCAAAATGCCCTGAGACGTGTCACAGTTCACAGCAAGCGGGCTGAAGCCTCCCTGAGCCAATCGGCCCGGTAGCACAGACACACCCTTGAAAGGGCCGTTAAAAGGTATATACGCTTCTCTAGTAGCCATCAGTCACGACCCTTGCATACCCGGTTCGTGATCTGGACTCCAGCCATTGGTGTAAGTAAGACAATCGACGAAGGTACATTTGCACCACAGGATCTGTGTTTTCGTCGCTTCTGCCCTTGGCCTTCAGTACCGTGTTGTACTCAACTAGATCAACAAAACGGTCAAACTCATTGTCTAAAATAATATCACTGTCTGCCACAACGCCCTCAAAGGGCTTCATGATTTGCACTCGCAGCCTAATAGCAGACGACGGCACAGGGCTCATCAGCAGTTCAACCTTGTCTCCACCATCATTTGATTGCAATGCCCAACGAAACAGCCCTCTGTTTACAGAGCTTCTGTAGACGCCAGCCTGATAAATTGGGTTTCCGTCTCCGTCCTTTGAGTTAGAAAACTGAAAGTCATCATAGAACCGAGACGAATAGATGCTGTGGCGGTACAGTTCTTCGTAATTACATCGAGTGAGAGGCACTGGATAGTTTGTTGGGTTTGATGAGTCAAACGTGTTCCCTGAATCCAAATACTGAGAGATGAGGTATACATCAAACTCTCTTTGGCCAACCAAATCGGTAAGGCTTGCTGACACTTGATCTGCAGACCATGTGTAGTCCGGCAGAGTTGTCACAGGTAAAACAAATCTGTTTCTGGTGTAAATCTCATCCCACAAGTCTCGAATCGACTCGTTGATGTAGTCATCAAGCTCTTGGTCTGGCCAGTGAGGATTAAGAGAAGATGTGTCTTCAAGCCGCCTTCTAACCCTGGTCCTCATTGATGACAAGTTTACGGCTGGCATCTCTTACTCCTTGACGTTCCATCCTCCACTAGGAGCATAAAACGGTGCGATGGTTCCCGCAACGCCTCTTTTACGAAGTTCGTAGGCACCGCGTTCAATACCTGATTTAGCGTCTGCGAACTTTGCGTCCAGCTTCTTGTTTTGCTCGTCCTTTTGCTTTTGGACTCGCTTTGCTAAACGCTCTTTGCGCTGTTTATCATCCAAGGCGCGTTGGTTATACAGTTGAGCAAGCACTCTGCGATCAGGCTCACGCATATCATTAACCCAAAGGACAGGAGCTTCGTAATTAGCCACTTCATACAATGACGAACCATTCCACTCACCGCAATGCCGATTGCGCTTCACGCTTTGATAAACGATCCACGCCTCGTCCTGATTGCACCATTTGATGCTCAAGTCTGGGTCAAACGCCTTTAAGTCTGCAACAAAACCGGATGGGGGAGTTCTGTCCCCCACCCTTACAAGTTCCATTTCAGGCATTAGATTGCTCGTGCGTCATTTGA